ATTACCAACAACTGTCAATATTGAATTAGATATTGGATTTGGTTTAAATACTCAAGTAACCGTTATGGATAATACTAGTTTTAGTAGTAATACACAAGTAGATTTAAACGGAGAATTAACTATTTGGACACCTTCTACTTCGTCTGATCCAGAGCCAGAACCAGAGCCAGAACCAGAACCTGAACCAGAACCAGAGCCAGAGCCAGAACCTGAACCAGAACCAGAACCGGAACCTGAACCAGAACCAGAACCAGAGCCAGAACCAGAGCCAGAACCGGAACCAGAACCAGAACCTGAGCCAGAACCAGAGCCGGAACCGGAACCAGAGCCAGAGCCAGAGCCAGAACCGGTTACATCAACACCTTCTACACATTTCGGTGTAAGAGTTGATGGTGGAATTTTAAAACTTTATGTTAATGATATAACAAGTTATGGTACAAGAAATTATTTACAGCAATTAGTAATCAATTCATATGATGATGCTTTTAAGGGTTTATCAGGGGGAGCAATTGCGTTAGGTTCAAGTTTATCATCATACAATAGTAAGTATAATGTAGATGACAGTTTTGTCAGTGAAGGTATTTTAACGATTGCACCTATTGGCATTGCTGCAGGTGGTTGGTTGTTATTAGAAAGTGGAACTGAATATGAAATAGCATCAGGATTACCAACAACTGTCAATATTGAATTAGATATTGGATTTGGTTTAAATACTCAAGTAACCGTTATGGATAATACTAGTTTTAGTAGTAATACACAAGTAGATTTAAACGGAGAATTAACTACATATTTGCAAGAAGGAACTGTTAATAGAACAACCAAAAAAAGAAAAAAACAAATTGCTAACAATGTTCGTTGGAGTAATAGTGGCACATTTGAAAATTCCGTAATATTTGTAGGAAATAATCGTTACTATATAAATGGTATTTATAAGTGGGCTAATTTAATTGCTAATAGTCAAAAGACACGATTTTTCCTACGTAACTGGAATTCAGATTATTATAAAGTAGTTGATTGGGTAAATAATGAAGCAGGATACACATCTAATTCTGATTTTCCCGGATTAACAGATTATTCCACAGGGGTTGATGGAGATATATTATTTTACAATACTGGTTACTATATCAATGGTATTTATAAGTGGAGTAATTTAATTACTAAGAGTCAAAAGACACGATTTTTCCTCCGTAACTGGAATTCAGATTTATATAAAATAATTGATTGGGTAAATAATGAAGCAGGATACACGTCTAATTCTGATTTTTCAGGTAATTTATTACAAGATTATGAAGCATCTCCAGAACCAGAACCAGAACCCGAACCAGAACCCGAACCAGAGCCAGAACCAGAGCCGGAACCACTATTCACCACCACACCAGTTGATAAGTTAAAAATTACATATAATAATTCGACAGGTATATATGAATTTTTCTTAATAGTAGATGTGGGAGAGAATGACCCGGAGGCGGATGGAGAGATAAGAGATAAAGCAAAGGTATTGTCTAGTACCGTCTACACATCAGGTACTGCTGGGGGTGATTCGAAAATGCTGGGGTTGGATTTGGATGGTGCTGCTATGTTTTCTAACGCAGACACTTACCTTGCACAAGGAACAAAATTATCTACTACAAGCAGTGATCCAAAAGGAGATGGAATTATTTTACCTAATGTTCAGTCCAATTGGAATAAACTTCATAGACTCACATGGTTTAAAGAAAATGTACAATTTGACGTTGGAACTGACTGGAAAGTTATGCAGATTAAATCAACAGATCCATCGACAAAATTAGTAGGAAAAATGACATATTATTATGGAGATCATAAAAACGCACCATTCATCTACCGAAAATACAATATAACTTTTGCAGATGACCCCACAACTCCTGTATCTATAGCAGTAGATATGGAAAATGGTTCACCAAAGAAAGAGGAAATTCCTCCTCTTAGAAAATACTACGTAAGACTTACAACAGGGTCGGAGGACGCGACCATGCCGGATTCACCCTATTATGAATTTTCGGATACGAAGGTCACATCCTCTGAGAGTTTTTCTGCAAAAACAGGTATCTTAGATTTATACAAGGGAGCAACTTATATCTTTGAACGAACAAACGATGTGACAACTGATGGTGGTGAGAGAAAATATTTTCCTTTGACTGGGGTGATAAAACACCCATTCCATGTGAAAGAAAAGACATCTAGTGCATATGTAAAAATACAGAATTCAACATTACCCATAACTTCCACATCAAGTAAACTATCGAATGATGGAGATCAAATGCTTGTATTTATTGATTGGGATTATAAAGAAACTACTGAGGATAATTTATTAGAATACTATTGTACTTCTCATCCCAGTATGAAAGGAGATTTCAAAATTCTCAATCAAAATGTTACAGATCCAGATGTTTACGAGGCATTAGTTCCTACCACCAGAAGCATTGAGAGTGGAAATAACATTAAGTTAGAAATTGAAGGAGAAGAAATTATATTATAAAATTCCCGTAAAATAATAATATAAATTATATAAATTTATATTATGGACTTAATCGAATATTTTTTAAAAAAATATAAGATCATACGGAAAAAATATACACATGACAATAACAACCATATAAATCAATACGTTGATACTATTTACGTCATTAATTTAGCAAGTAATCCCGTAAGACGACATTACATTAAACTTATTATGGAAAAAATGAAAATAAATTATACGATCATTGTTGTTCAGAAAATCCACAAAAATGTCTATAGATATTTACTTAACCTTCAACAAAATAAAACAAAAATATCCATAGGAGAAATGGGCACATATCTAAGTCATATGTGGTGTTTAAGGGATGCCCTACATAATAATTATAAGAAATTTATCATTTTAGAAGACGATATACTTTTTCATAAACAGTTTCATACATTATTTAAACAAATAGTATCTGAAAAAGAATACGATTTTTTAATGTTAGGAGCATCTCATTTCAATCGTGATGCCAATTATTATAAACCCAAAAATCAAGTATACATGCCCAGTTTTGATGTACTCGGTGGCAACTTATTGGGGGCTTTCGCAACTTTATACACAAACAAATCCGCAACATTTGTATACGAGTTAAGAAAAAAAAACATTACATTTTTTGATTATGATTTGTATACTATTTTAAAACAATTTCGCAAATCTTCAGGTATTTGCTATCCAAATTTAATAGCAGCCGACATATCTCACAGCAACTTAAACCATGCTTTTTCAATAACGGAACATACTTACTATAAAAAATGCTACGATACATTTAACTTTCAAGATTACCATTTTACGTATATCGATATGTTTATCAAATATAAATTTAATAATAAAAAACATTTGAAAACTACCAAAAAAAAGGCACTAATATATGTTCTGCTTAACTTTTTCAATAATAATGGTGACTTGGTTAAAGATCATATAAAATTATTAGACTGGGACTTATTTTCCTTAGATGAAATAAATACTTTGGTGGAGTTTGGAGAGAAAAAAAAAGAGGATTTAATACTTTATAAAAACCATGAAAAGATGTGTAAAATTATGAATATAACTCCAGGTTATTTATTATCCAACCAATCAGAACAATTTCGCTATCTTTGTTTAGATTTTTTACCTACTATTCAAAAAATTAATTTGCCAGATTTCTCTCCACAATCAAATTTAGAAACTATTTTTGTAGAGTATAGAATTTTTCCTCACACAGAATTTATTATAAGAAACATGATCATTAAATTAGGAACGAAATGGTCACACACCGTAGTATGTGGTCCAAGTAATTATGAATGGATGAAAACAATGTGTTTATCAATATCTAGTAATATTCGTATTATAAATACGAATAACAAAGATATGACACGTGATAAATATTCTACAATGTTAATGACAGCAAAGTTTTGGGAACAGTTTGCAGGAGAGAAATTATTATTATACCAAGAAGACAGTTGTTGTTTTCATGGAAATATTGACCCATTCTTAAAATATGATCTTGTTGGGGCTCCATGGAATACTAAGCAAATAGATTACGGTACCGGAGATATAGGCAATGGTGGATTTAGTTTGCGGACAAAACAGGTAATGATAGACATATGTAACCAATATCCTGTTGATAAACAACAAATATCACAAAAAAATAGAAATTATATACGTCTTTTTAAATTTACCAATATACCAGAAGATAGATATTTTTCCGAAGTAATGAATGATCACAAAATTGGAGAGATATGTGATTGGTACGAAGGTGTTGAATTCAGTGAAGAAACATATTTAAACAGCAGAAGTTTAGGGGGACACCAATTTTGGTTGAAAAATCATGAGTGGAAAACCAGAATGTTTAAATTACATTATGAATATAAAACAATGTTAAACAATACATTATGTATTGCACAAAAGGTTAAACAATATCCTTACTTATTTCACAAGGTTATATTGGGAATAACGGATATAAATGAAGAAATTTATTATGAGACAAAAAAAGAGGGCAAAATGACAAAAAATATTATAAGCCATTTGCATTGTTATGATATAGATAAGTTCGATCATTTTTACGATGATTATTTGTATGAAATTTATAAATACACTGATATTGTTATAACGTATTGTATAGGAGATCCGGAGAAAATAATTAAATTAAAGGTGACTTGTCTAAAAATCCCCAATAAAGGTATGGATATAGGTGGGAAGTTTTGTATGATGCATTATTTAAATGGTAAGTTAGAAGAAGAGGATCGACCATATATACTGTTTTTACACAGTAAATCTAACAATGAAATTAGAAAATATTGGTTTGATAACATAATAGCAAATTTACCTAATATAGCAATTAATATTGATAACAATATTGATGTCGGGGGATATTTCCCTCCTGCTATTTATAGTGGTGATAATAGTCCTTTGCTTTGGTTTGATAAAGTCAAATTAACCAAAAATAAATTAGAAAATCTATATCAAAAATATCACTATAATGAACTCTATATGAAGGAAATAATGCAATATTTTGATTTAGAAGAAAATGATATGACTTGTTTTCCTGGTGGGAATAATTATATATTAAAATATGAGGTAGCCAATAAACTTTTCAGTGATAAGTATTTATATAATATTTTGAATACTAGATCTAGTTTTGACTTTAATTGGGTAAAAATCAACTATAATTTAGAACATAATGATATTTTTACAGTATATAAATTAAAACAATCCAGAGAGTTATGTGGTAATAATTTGGAATATAAAATGAAAAATAAAACATTCCCCGATGCCATGATAGAACATGTGTTTGAAAGATTAGTATTTTTAATGGTAAAATCAATGGATCTTAAGATTTCTATAATGAAAGATAAAACTGACGATCCATCAGAAGATCCCCCAGAAAATATATTGAATAAGTTGTGGGATGAAAGAATGGTTTATAGTAAATTTGAGTGGAGAGAAAAGTTAAAAAATAATGAAAAATTATTAGGAGAAAAAGAATTACACACAAAATTGAATGTTTGGAATGCAAATTTAAAATAACCATAATAACTATGACTGTAATATTAACTATTTTATGTAGTTTGTATGGAACCTACTGTACTGCATTTTGCTGTACATTGGGATATACACTATATAAAGAGAATAAAGAAGAAAAAGAAAAAAGGAAAATTAAAATTAAGTTAGAGTACACAAGATTACAGTCTATTAGTGAGGTGGATGAATTTATAGATCATGATAATGAAGAGTCCATTAACCAAAATGAAATATTGCATAATGAAATATTGCATAATGAAATATTGCATAATGAAATATTTAAATTGAAACAATTTAAATAAAACCTTTTCTTATTTAATTATGCAAAATTATTTAAATGAAAATACATTGGAAGTTGGTCTAGATGAGGCGGGACGAGGTCCTTTATTTGGCAGAGTTTATGTTGCAGCAGTGATCCTTCCACCAGAGGATTTTAATCATGAAATAATGCGAGATAGTAAAAAATTATCGGAGAGAAAAAGACTTATCGCATTCGATTATATTAAAGATTATGCGATAGATTGGGTTGTTCATTATAAGGATGAAAAATATATAGATGAACATAACATTTTTAAGGCTAACTATGATGCAATGCATGAAGCCCTTGATAAATTAATGGTAACACCTGAACATATATTAATAGACGGTAATTATTGGAAATATTACACCGATAAAGAAGGAAATTATATATCTCATACAACAGTGGTAAAAGGTGATAATAAGTTTACATCTATTGCCGCTGCTTCTATATTAGCCAAAGTATCACGCGATAATTATATTTATAAATTTTGTGATGATTACCCATTATTAGATGAACATTATAGTATACGGAGTAATAAGGGATATGGGTCAAAATTACATATAGAAGGTATAAAAAAACACGGGATTACAAAATGGCATCGGAAATCTTTTGGTTTATGTAGAGAAGCATCATTTAATAAAAATTTTATTTAAAATATATCTTAAGAATAAGTAAAATTGATTTAAAAAACTATTACATTTTTAATAGTATATAAAACCATGAAAGTACTCGTATTTGATACCGAAACTACAGGATTGCCTAAAAAGGGAGCAACACTTTCTGAACCAGAATTATTTCCATACATTGTACAAATTAGTTGGTTAGTTTTTGATGATACAACGATGAGAATTACCAATATTAACGATCACATTGTCTTATTACCCGAAGGTATGGATATTCCACAAGAAAGTACAAATATTCATGGTATTACAACCGAGGTAATGCGCAAATCAGGTGAAGGTATTAGAGTAGTATTGGAAAGTTTTCAACAAGCAGTAAGAGATAGTCATGTATTGGTTGCCCATAATATTAAATTTGACGATACAATGGTACAATGTGAATGTATTCGAAACAAGCTACCAAATATTATGAAAGAAGATCCTGCTAAAATACAGTATTGTACGATGAATTATGGCAAATCTATTACAAAATTAGAAAGAGCAAGTAAATTTCAAGAGGGAAAAACTTATTTAAAACCACCAAAATTGTTCGAATTACACAAACATTATTTCAATACAGTACCTCAAAATTTACATAACTCCCTCGTAGACGTATTTGTTTGTTTCAGATGTTTTTATGCGATGGTTTATCATAATGATTTATTCGATCCCAAGGTACAGGTTGAGTTGGCAAAGTACTATCAGGAATTAACTCAATTAAATTGAACTTTTTAGAAAAGAACTTTTTAAAAAAGTTCGTAAAACTATAAAGAACTTTTTAGAACTTTTTAGAACTTTTTAGAACTTTTTAGAAAAGTTCGTAAAACTATAAAGAACTTTTTAGAACTTTTTAGAACTTTTTAGAAAAGTTCGTAAAACTTCAAAAAAAATTAAATGTTTTATTTAATTTTTTTATTGTAGTCAAGAATTACAATTTACATATTAACGGAGTCTTAAAACCAAATGGATTGTTGACTGAGATTGTATATTATAATCAGCCAAAGTGCGACCATCTTCCAGTTGTTTACCAGCAAAGATTAATCTTTGCTGGTCAGGTGGAATACCCTCTTTATCTTGAATTTTGGCTTTAATGTTTTCAATAGTGTCCGATTGCTCTACCTCTAGTGTAATTGTCTTTCCTGTCAATGTCTTTACAAATATTTGCATTATACATATACATGTGTATATTATATTTAAGTTAATATATTAATTTATAAATGAGAAATTTTATAGAGCATAATGAAGAGTTATTTTGAAGTGGACGAAAATACAATATTTGCATTTTTTTCACTAAATCCTCTTCTATTGTTTTTACGCTCTATAAATTCTATAAAATTAAATGGTATATCGTAATTACCTTCTTCAAATTTAAAAGGATACATTGTTGCTTTTGTACTACATTGTAAAAGATTACCATCCTCACTGACTTGTATGGGTGTTTGTGGATTATTAAGTGGTAAAAATTCAGATACTTTTTTTGCGATATCTTCTATATTTTCAACTTCAATTCCTATATGGTTCACATTATTTCTATGAATAAGAGTCCATGCTAAATATTGATTTTTTTCATAAATCTGTGTATATAAATCATATGACATAATTCCATTAGGATGCTTAATATGCCATTTAATTTGATCTAAATCTATATTTGTATTTTTAAAGTTTTCATCACATTCTATACCTGCATATGTAGATATAAAAAGTTTTGGAGTACCAATGATACTTTTATCAAAAACATGCAAAGAATTAATATATTCATTATCAAATTTATTTCCCATATAATTCCACCATTCTGCATAAGCATTATGTTTCTTAAAATTGTATCTATCATTTTGTAATCTAAAATTACTGTTTTCATTTGCGTATGTCCTACTTACATCATCGCCCTTAAATGTTCTATGCGCAAGATGATCTATAGTCATTGGTCCATTTTTAAAAATATTTTCATGTATCGATTGCAATTGTAAATTGGTAGATAAAAATTTCCTTAGATAATTCATGTATAATAATAAAAATATTATAAAAAATAAGAAAAAAAAAATTTTTAAACTTTTAAAACTTTTTAATAAAAGTTTTTCAAAAACAAAACTTTTTAAGATCTAATATTAAATTAATTAAACATATTATCCCCCTATGACCCACACATGAGACAATCTTCTTCATAACTTTTATTTAAGTTTTTATTTGCAGGTTCAATTGTGAATTGTTGCGGAGCAGCCTTTGCTTCAGTTCTCAAATAGTATAATCCCGTTTTTAATCCTTTTTTCCATGAGAAGAAATGCATAGATGTTAATTTTTTATAGTTTGGATCTTTCATCCATAAATTCATACTTTGACTTTGACATACGTAAGCACCGCGATCAGAAGCCATTTCAATAATATGTTTCATTGGGATTTCCCATACAATTTTATACTTTTCTTTTATAAATTTTGGGATATAAGGCAATTCTTGGACTGAACCATTATTTCGAACAATATCATTTTTTACATCTTCATTCCATACATTCAAATGAATAAGATCTTGTAGTAAATATTTATTAATACATATAAATTCCCCTGCAAGCGTTCTACGAACATATATGTTACTTGTAAATGGTTCAAAACACTCATTATTTCCTAGAATTTGTGAAGTACTCGCTGTAGGCATAGGAGCAATCAAAAGTGAATTAACGATGCCATGTGTTTTAATATCTTCTTTTAATTTATTCCAATCATAACCCATTAAATCAAGTTCTTCTTTGTTAAAATTCTCCCACATATCGAATTGTAGTATTCCTTCCGATGCTGGTGAACCTGAAAATGATGCATACGGCATGGTTCGTTTGGCAATCTCCATACTACTTTCTAATGCTGCATGATAAATTGTATGAAATATTTTCTTATTAACGATTTTTGCATCGTCTGAATGAAATGGAATATTCATTTTTGCAAAAACATCTGCTAATCCTTGAACACCTAATCCTATAGGACGATGTTTCATATTAGATGTTTTTGTTTTATCAGTTGGATAAAAGTTAATATCAATCACATTATTTAGATTTTCTACAATAATTTTGGTAACTTCGTGAAGTTTTTGATAATCAAACTTAGAACGTAGTATATTAAGAGTATCTGTGAAACCTCCGACATTTTCTCCATTATGAACCAGTAGAGGCAACGTTTCAACTTTATGTGTAGATTTAAATGTTTCAAATTCTGTATTAGTAATTTTGATCTCTTTAAACGTAATATCCTTTTCTTTCAAAATTAATTTTAACATGTCACACCATTTACAATCGTTTTTTGTATATACCACATTTTCACTTATAAATGGTGATTTCGTTTCTACAACAAAATTAGATAACCCAATAGATGCTAAGTTGCAAACGGCCGTTTCGTTTTTGTCACTGTATTCAATGATTTCCGTACACAAATTACTACTCTTGATTGTACCTAGATTTTTCTGATTGCTTTTTTTATTGCATGCATCTTTGAAAAGAAGATAGGGTGTTCCAGTTTCCATTTGAGAATCTAAGATTTTAAACCAAATATCTCGCGCTGAAACGGTATTATTTCCACGTCCTTCTTTTTCGTATTTTTCATAAAGATTATTAAATTCTTCTCCATAACAATCAGCCAACCCTGGACATTTATCCGGACACATTAGGGTCCAATCTCCATTTTCACTAACTCTCTTCATAAACAAGTCGGGGATCCAAAGAGCATAAAATAAATCTCTTGCACGGGCTTCTTCGTCCCCGTGGTTCTTTTTCATGTCTAAAAATTCTATAATATCACCATGCCATGGTTCTAGGTAGATAGCAAAACTTCCTTGTCTCCGGCCCCCTCCCTGGTCAACGTACCGAGCAGTGTTATTGAAAACACGAAGCATTGGAACAATACCATTTGACGTACCATTTGTACCGCGAATATGAGAACCATGTGATCGAATATTATGAATATGTAACCCGATACCTCCTGCCCATTTGGAAATAGCAGCACAATCCGAAAGAGTATTATAGATACCCGTAATGCTATCATTTTCCATAGCAATTAGATAACAAGAAGAAAGTTGAGGCCTGGGAGTTCCTGCATTGAAAAGAGTAGGTGTTGCATGTGTGAAATATTTTTGGCTCATGAGATCATAAGTAGTCTTAATTTTTTCTAGATCACCTAAATGAATACATACCGCAACTCTCAACCACATATGTTGAGGTCTCTCTATTAATTTACCATTTACTCGAAGCAAATATGCTCTCTCTAGAGTTTTGAAACCAAAATAATCAATTAAATAATCACGATTATAATCTATCATATTTTCTAATTCTTTTTTATGTTTTTTAATAAACTCATACTGTTCTTTTTTGATGATAGGATGATGTTTTCCATTAATATCTTTGAAATTATAAAGCAACTCATTTGCTTCATAAAAGGTTGTTGGTGTGTTTTTTTGGTGATTAGATATAAGAATTCGACTAGCAAGTATACCATAATGAGGATGTGTGGTTATTAATGATGCACATTGTTGTGCTGTTAATTCATCAATCAAACTTGTAGAAATTCCATTGTAAAGTCGGTCACAAATCTTTTGCACCAACTGTGTATAATTTATACTTAACGGGTGTTTACCAAGATTAGGATCTTTACCTAAGTTTTTAAGACGTGATGAGATCTTATCAAACGAGATTACTTCTTTTTTCCCATTTCTTTTAATTACCATGTCATCTTCTACCATATTATATATTATTTAGTTATTCTATTATTTAAACCTATTATTTTCAATTTATTGTAAAAAAAAGTATTAATATTAATAATAATATTAATAACAACTAAAGTGTTTCAGTTGATATATTGATTACTATATTTTTCTCTGTATTTGGTTCTATGATTGGATCTCCTAATATATTTGTGGGTTTGTGGGGTTTTTCTGGTTTTTTCCTTGTTTTTTTAGGTCTTCTGTGTTCATATCCAGTTTCCCGTTCTTCTAAAATAGTTTTCCAAAATTGTTGTAATTTTGGCAGAATATGATCAAACCATTTTTTATTTCTAGGAACTAAAACACACGAATAGTCCATCAAATACCAATAAATATTTTTGATGTATGCCATTTCTTTATTTTTTTCTAGAATAATTTCATACCATTTGTCAAATGCTTTTTCTGAAATATCTACAGGAGGATATTCATAATGAGGTTTATTACCATTGAAGAATTGCACAGTAATTCCTTTTCTCATTCCATTTTCCCGTTGAATAAATGTTTTACCATCTTTGTGAAACTCATCTTCATTTTCATATTCTTTAAAGGTTGTTTCTAAGAAGTCACATTCATCTAAGTCCCATACTTCCATCTGCATCTGCATTTGAACCCAGTATGCTTTTTCTGGAACCCCATCTAATACTCTACTTGTCGGATTTTTTACTTCAACCAATCTACCGTATCTATCATTTGTCGGGTCGATATTGATACCATCCGGAGATGCCCTTAGAAATTTATGAATACTATGTTTGATACATCCAAATTCACCAACTTTTGTATTAAAATCTTTTTCATAATGCATTATAGACAATGGTTCATATCTATGCCCGTTATGACATGGTGAATTTATATTTGAAGAGAACTTTTTATTAAAATCAATAGGTTCGCATTTACTTAATGCGAGGTTATTTTGTTTTGACTGACTGTCGAGTGCTTTGTATAAATCACTGGCAGAAAGACCTTCTCTTCTAAATTCAAACCATTCTTTACTCAATTGTTCAGGTTGTTCCATATTTTCATATGATTTCAACTTTTGCTTAAGTATTTTAACATCCGGTTTATTAACAATATTAGTATTGCAATAGGATCGAAACGCGTTATGTTTATGTAAATATATTTGAATTGCATCCCATAATGTTGATTCATAATGAGTATCCGATTTAAAATAATCGTCTATATCTACATATGCCTGTTTTATAAGTTTATATAAATCTTCAAACATTACAGTTTCAAACCCCTTTTCCTTATACGATTCAATATGCGTATCTATATAATCACTAATGAAATATTGTATGCTTTCTTTAAAATCTTCTATATCTTTATCAGTTGTTTCATCATAGGTTGTTGGTTTTATTTGGTCAAACAGATCTTCTAGATTGATTAAATCATTAAAGTGTACTTGCATGTTATATAAATATAATAACATATATTTATATAAAAATCAATTTATTTTATTAATCCTCTGATACCTTATTAGACGCTTTTGTAGACACTTTATCCTTTTTTACTCGTTTTTTCTTTTTATCAGTGTCCTTTTTTATACGTTTTTCATTTTTAACCTTATTTTTTAAAGGTTTATTACGTTTTGTTGTCTTATTCTTAGGCGCAAGTGATTTTAATGAACTAACTCTTTTATCACTTCTTTTTAATGTAAACTTATTTTTAATCTTGTTAAATATAAGATTTTGTATAGATATAATTTTAAAATTTTCTATATCGTAAACAAGATCTTGTTTTTTATTTAATTTCTTCCTTTCTAGACATAATTTTAAATAAGTTCTAAGTTCTAGTTTTAGTTCATCCGAAATTTTATTTTGTAGTTGATATTCTTCTGTAAAACTGGTAATTAGTTTAATTCTAGTTCCTTTATTTAGTTTGTTCCATGGTTTATTTTGTGTTACTTCTTTTTCTTCTGTAAGAAACCTCTCTATATTCGAAATATTAGGTATTGTTTCAGATATCTTGGAATTATTATTTAAAAGCATCGTTTGATATTTTATGTTTTTAAGTTCCATACATTCGTCACTCATATATATATATATATATGATCAGTAGTTTATATCTTTTTTTTATATATAAATTATTATATAAATATGAAAACAATTAAAATTATTGGAAAAAGGAATGTAGATGGTTTCAATGATGCAAAAAATGAACACAAAAATAAAATAAAAAATAAACCAAAACGAAAAAAAGTGTTGGATATTACGAATAATAATGTTTTAAATACATTAAATAATAAATCTCAGATTGAATTATTAAATCAATTATATTTGGAAGAAAATTATGTAGGAGTAAAGTTTATGAAATGTGAAGTGGAGAGAAAATTAAAAAGTTATAAAAATCAAGATATTAAAAAAAAGAAATATAATGAACATAAATTTATAAAATATGAAGAATGTCTTGAAAAACTAGTAATTAGTAAATTAAAATGCGATTATTGTCAAAAAAGTTGTTTTATTTATTATGAAAATAAATTAGAACCTCGACAATGGACACTTGATAGAATTAATAATGACATAGGACATGAAAAAGATAATAGTGTCATATGTTGTTATAAATGCAATATAAAAAGAGGAAGAATAGATGATAAAAAATTTAAATTTACAAAGCAATTAAGAATAATCAAAGGATTTTAATAATCATGATATAATTTTCCAAAGTAGTCACTTTATTACATATGTTCCTGATCCAAATTTTTGTACAATATACTATTTATTATTTCAATTTAAGAAATTATTAATATATAAAAAAAATGAGAAAATATTTAGCAACTAATGCATTTAATATGCAATATGCATTTATTACACATAGCAAATTTGCACCGAAATATCATATTATAAAAAAACTAGTCAATAAAAATCCAGACACATTCAATAAAAACCCAGACACATTCAATAAAAATCCAGACACATTCAATAAAAACCCAGACACATTCAATAAAAACCCAGACACATTCAATAAAAAACTAGACGAATTGACTGAGAAAAGATTAAAAGAAATGAATAGGGATATATTTCTTTTATAAAATAAAAATATAAATAATATGGAAACTAATACAGAAAAAATAGTAAGTTTTAAATATACCATTTTAAAATGGTCAAATGGAGAGAAATGTGAAAAAAGTTTAAGGAAAGAACCACAAATAATTCAAGGAGAAAATGTTGAACAAGAAATTATAATACAACATGAAACAGTTTTTCAAAATATGAAAAGTGAAGATAAAAATAAAAAAGAAATTTGTAGCGATAGGATTAGAAATAGAGATCCATTAACAACCGGGACTTCCAATCCCTTTATGATACAAAACAATTATTTAGATGATTTATCTAACCAAGATATTTATTTACGACCCAAAGATAGTAATATCAAAAATAATGAGAATAAGTATTTAAAGATGGAGTACAATAAGTAATTATATGAATATTACAAATGGATTACCTACACAAAACAGTCTATTATTAAATAAATTAGCTGTATTTTATAATGAAAATAATAATATGGAAAAAATTTTGCCTATTATTAATGGACAATCGCCATTATCTTTACGATTAATAGATTGGTTTGCTACTAATTATTCTAAGAAGAACTATGTTGTTTATAATATTAAAAAGAGAAATGGAGAGGAACGAAGATTTAAGGTATATATTGATTATAAATTAAAATTAAAGGCTTATTCTAAAAAAAGATTTGATCCTTTTTGTAGATGGGAACGTATAAATATCCCATACAAAGAGAATATGGAAATACAAACAACAATTGGGCAGTTAAATTTTTTCAGATGGGCATTGGAAAATAAGATTTTAGATTATGTTGAGAAAAATCTTGATTCTATTAATAATGATATGAATAAACGCAATAGTACATCAAAAAAAAAGAAAAGTATAAAAGAAACGGCCAAAACAAGAAAAAAAAGAGAAGAATTATCAGTAAGTGCATCAAAAAGTATTAAGAAAGAAACCATAGAAATTGTTGTAGATTTTAAATAAATAATATAATATATTTATATATATGATATTATTGATTTTAGGGGTATTAATCATGTGTGTGTTATTTTATCAAATTTATATAATTAAAAAAACAGAAGAACCCTTTATAGGAAATGTAAGTGAAGTCCAGGTACAAAATCAAAATAATTATTTAAATAAACAAGATAAGTATTATGATATTAGAAGTCAGGGACCGGGAGCCGGGTTATTGGTGACAAAACCTGGTATAAATGATTGGTTTAAATTAGATGCTAATAATAATTTGAAAAAATATACGCAACAATTAGGATTAGATAGAAGCAATATAGACAAAAAAGTAACAAATTGTAGAGCATTAACCAAATGTGAACAACTCGCAAATAATGATTGCGGATATTGTTCAGCAACAAAAGAATTTGATTTTGGCAATGGATCAGGTCCTAAAACAGATGTTTGTCCTGAAAAAATGTGGTCAACAGATGTAAGTAAGTGTCAAGAACTACGTGAAAAAACAATTTGTTCAGATGTGAAAAGTTGTGGCGATTTGTATGGTGAAGCCGAAAAATTATGCGGATATTGTCCTACAACGGGAACATCGATGGTTATGGAAAAAGTAGGAGACAAACATTTTCCCAAATATAAAGATGATGTTTGTGGAGGAGCAGATTATGGATTAATCACAGGATCAAAATGTAAACAGTTTGCAAAAGATCATCCATGTGTAACCCCTTACCATTTGTCAGGTCCACATTCAGGAGAATGTGTTAAAAAGTTGTGGAAAAATTCAACATGTACCGATGCAAATCCTTATGGTAAAACACCTGATGATTTGGGCAAAGCAGTTAAAATGTCGTATAAGGAAGCAGGTGCAATAATGAAAGAAACCAATAATAAGACAAGAAGTGTCGACTATTATACAGCCATAGATAATAGTGATATTTGTTACGGAAATAATAATAATATTAATCCATGTGATATGAAGTATAGTCAACAAGGCATCCCTCATCCAAAGTGTTTACAACAGATGTTTTTAGAATCAGGTGGCACAAAAAAAGGCACTGGTTGGTCAAAAATTAATACTAAAAGTTGGTCAAATGCCAAAAGTCATGTGCAAAAAGTAAATGATTTATCACGATCCAGTTGGAGTTTATTTTCGGGTATATTTGGTACGTCTATATCTACAAAGGAATATAAAGAAAAAATAGAAAAAATTATGGAAAATATTCAAATGGCAGATACATATCAAAAAAGATATGATTGTTCTATGTTTATGCTTGGAATAAAACCGACAGCGCCAGACCCTGTTAAAGCGGGCGACGATGTTATTTATGTAAAAAAAGTAGCAGATGGTAGGTTAAAATTTGAGGGGATTGTTACTAGAATAATAGGAAATCAATGTGAAGTTATGTTTCTAAAATCGAGTAATGTTAATGGTGGATCAGTTAGAAATCGTGATAAAATGTCAATGGATGAACAGAAGAAATATTTTGGATGGCCTTCTATTTCACCCACCTATAATAGTGAAATACCAGCACGTATTAATAAAGGTAAACTTAATATACAGAAAAGTTGCTCAAATAATAAATCTGAATGTAAAATGACATGTAAAGATAAAATCAATGATGTATTTTATAGATTTCCACGTCCACGTGATTGTATTGTAGGTTCATTTGGAGAATGGAGTGAATGTTCAAAAAAATGCGGAGGTGGTATTAAAACAAGAACTCGAAAAGTACTATATCCTGCTAAATTTAACGGTCAACAATGCCCAATACTTGTAAATAAAAGAGTATGTAATACCCAGACATGCACAAATCCTAATTTTACAGAAGAAACAAATTCCGGATTTTACAATAGTAATAAACTGAAATTTTTAGGATGGTCTCCAAATCTGTCACGCGGGAAACTTAAAGAATGTCAGGCAGATTGTGATAGTAATAGAGATTGTGCTCCAGGATTAAAATGTTTACAACGAAGTGGAAATGGAAAGGTTCCTGGTTGCGAAGGGCGAGCAGTAAGAGGAGCAGATTATTGTATCTCCGATAAATTATAAAAAACAATAAATTTATATTTGAATATTTGAAAATTTATAATAACATAATAATATAATGGAAGCATTTGGTATTATAAAACTAATATTTGGTACAACTTTTTTAGGAATGATGATGTTGACCGGAATATATAATGACGAACCTTTCTATAAAGTTATTTTAGCAGTTATGATGACATTTGGATTGGTATATGGTATTGGTCAATTACCATATGCATTTTTGATTTTTATAATTTTAGGTATAACTATGTACACATATGTACAAACGAGTTCAATAGAAGATACATTATTTAATACTTTATTGGTATTTACAGTATGTATTTTATTAGGTTTATTTGGAGATACAGATTTTTTTAAACCGTTTAAAAATTTTAAATTAAAGGAGGGATTTTATTTTAGTCCAAGCGCAAGGAGATTGGTTAGTCATTCAATGACAGCTCTACAATGTCAAAATACATGTGCAAATGATAAACATTGTAAATTTTCATATTATAGTCATAATATGGAACGAGGAGGGATAGGCAAGTGTTGGAATACACATGGATCAGATTCTAATCAACGAACATATGGAGGAAAAAATCAGGGAGGAATTACATGGAGAAATCAAAAATATACACCAAAACCTCCACCACCACCTCCTAAACTTGTGTGTGTCCCTATTCCTAGAATTCAAAAAATGCAAGGAAATCATGCTATGAGACCTTGGGGAAGAACTTACGATCAAGATTATAATATAAGTGTCAGAAAATGCAAGATACCATCACTTAATAGATGCAGTAGTTATTGGGGTAGACGTTGTAATTTGGCAAGAAAATGTATTTATCCATATAATTCACGTTTATGGGAAAATAGATGCAATTCTTTATCGCAGAACAAATGTAAATCAAGAACAGAATGGCCCAATGGTAGTGGGGGACGATGTACATTCTAAATATAATTGTTACAATAATTCGTTGTTTTTACTTAATAATCTATAAATTTATTTTATAGACTATTTATATCATGAAATATATGTTTTTAGCAATAATATTGTTATGTGTTACAATATTAATATATATTCAATTCTCCAATAAAATAAGAGAGGGATTGACTTTTGAAGAACAGAAAAAAAATTTAATTGAACAGGATAAGTATTATGATTATCGTAAATTTCCACAAACAGTTCCCGGTGGATCAGACGATGTTAAATTTGTCGATTTAAGTTTAGATAAAACAAAAATGATAAATACAAACCCATCCGCTAATGTAAATCAAAGCGATATAGGAAAAAACATAGAAAAATGTCGAATTATCGATAAAAATAATGATTGTGGATTGATTTCCCAGAATGATTGTGGATATTGTTGGCATACTGATAAAATAATGTATGGAGATGCAAATGGACCATCGGCTGATGTTTGCCCTAAAAATGGATGGGTTCCCCCAGGACCCAATGCTGCAATAGAATGTCAAAAAAAAAAAGAAAGAGCATTATGCGCTACAATGACTGATTGCGGAGATGCTACTGGTGAAAAATCAATATGTGGATGGTGTCCTCTTACTAATAAAGGGGTACCAAAAAAAAGAGCACCAGATGGTAAGGGATGGATTGCAAAATATGACGAAGATAAATGCGATTGGAAGTCTAAAATAGACCAAGTCATGGGAGATTCAGGAGACTTTGAAAAATGTACCGATTTAAAAACCAAATTGCCTAGTCAATATGGTGAAAGTCGCAAATGGCACGATAGAGATGGTAAAACATATGATTGTGAAAAATATGCTGAAGGAAATAATTGTAAATCATGGGGTAATAGTTATACTTATCAAGGATTAACCGGAAAGCAAGCATGTTGTGTATGTGGAGGTGGTAAAAAGGGGTTTGATTTCCCTGGTAATCTTATAGAACCCAATATGTGTAATAAGTTTAAACAAATGTTTCCATGTATTGGACCGAAAATGTTTACAGGACCTCATACACCAGCATGTTTATCTAATTTATGGAAAAAAAGTGGTTGTACAGGTGATTTAAATGAAAGAGTAACCGACCAATCAGATTATAATTGGTGGAACTCAAATTCATATGGTAATGCAGCAACAAATATGAAAGGATTTGTCAAAACAGCAAAAGAGTCTAGTAATTATAAAGAAGCCAATATAACCAATAAAAAATGTTTTGGAAAAAATGTAGACGCATGTGAAAATAGATTTAAACCTAGACCATTGGAATGTTCAAAAAAGATTTACCAACAATCAGGTTTAAATACCCAAGGAAAATTAAACCCTGCTAATAAAAATATGGTTACTGATGGATATATTAGACAACTGTGGAAAAATGGGCAAAATGGCGAATGGAGCGTTAGTGAATATTTGCGTGAATTAATAGGATACAAACGGCAAAATATACACGATAGTACACAGCCTAAAAAGAACTTTGACCGTTATATGCATAATAATATGCTTGTAAAAGGTAATTTACCACAAATACCTTGGGAGAAACCTTGTTGGAATGATTTTATTATAATGATGTCCACAAGTGAGTATTCAACTATAGTAAGCAATGGAAATTTAAGTTTTTCAGGAGGTGGTTTCAAGTCTATATTACCAACGCAGAATTCGGCAGAGGCAAAATCTGGAATTAAGAAAGGTATGCATTGGGTAGGTAATTATGAATTAAAAAAAGAGATTTATGAATTGAAATATTTCCCTTTTTGGCAATTTGTGAAATTAAATAAAAAGACTTGGAATTCTCAATGGAATAAATTTAAATCTATTATGACGAAATCTCCCAGCGTAAAGGGCAACTTTAATAAAGTAAATTCTCAATGGTTAGGATGGGATCCCATACAAGCCCGTCGAAGAGGACTTCAAAAGGGCCAAGGCGATTGCGATAATGATCGTGATTGTGGTCCAGGATTAAAATGCGCACACGATAAATCACAAATACCGGGTATTAGAAATACTGGATTGATTAGAGGCGGACGTGATTTTTGTTACGATCCAGCTGATTCAGTATTAGGAGGTACAGACGGTATAATATTTTTAGACGGCTCTAATTTTGATACTATTATTGAAACAAAAAATAGTTTATCTCAAGCAAATCAATTGGGAAACTTTTATAGATCGGGAAATAATAGATTTTTAACAAAGAATGCTTATATGCATGAACATTTTCCATATTGGACATTTATCCGTCGTGCTCAAAAAAGTTAAATAATAAATTTGATAATAAAGATAAATATGATATTTAAAGTATCATAATTATCTAAATGGGATCAACTCAATCTGTTAGTAGAAAAGTTAATTTTGAAGATATACAGTACTTATTAAACAAAACTAATGAATATATACTTATTAATACTCTTGATAAAAAAGATCAAGATTGTTTAATAAAAAATACAATTTTAATACAAGATGAAGAAAAAACCATAAATCATTTTATGAAAAATAAAATAGATATTCATATTATTATTTATGATAAAAATGCGAATGTCCCAAATCTTATGAAAAAATATGAACAATTAATAGGATTGGGGTTTACAAATGTGTATATTTATCCAGGTGGATTATTTGAATGGCTTTGTTTACAAGATATTTACGGTATTGATGATTTTCCGACCACAAAAAAAGAACGAGATATATTGAAATATAAAGGAAAATCTGCATTTACTAGTTATTTATTGAAAAACGATATAGATTAAAATTGATTTTTTATATATTAAAAAGATATTTAATATATAAATATACATGGATCTTAAACAACAAAAACTAACAAAAAAAGAATGGGAATTTCTCGAAGTTCCCGTCAATTATAAAGAAAAGGAAATTTTAGATTTAATATATAAATCATTTAATAATGTGGATTTTACTAAAAATGAAACAAATAGTTTGCTTCTTTACTTAAAAATAAGCACTAATGATTTAAATTTTCATCAGTATTTATTTGAAAAATATTTTCAAGAAAACATTAAAAAAATAGTTGAAAAATATAAGTTGGATTGGAAAAAAGAAAAAAATAAGAAAGCGATGAAAAAAATAAATAGTGCAAACTTAATTCGTATAAAAAACAGTTCCTCGAAAATAGACGATATTAAACATGAAATTATTGAATTTATTCTTATTGATATTATTTCGAAATTTTTAAAGAAAAACAACTGTCCAATGATGTTTTATTCTCTATGTGACATAATGAAAAATAATATTTTACACATTAATATTTTTGTTAAAAGTTTGGTAGATTTTATTATATGCAAATATTCTGACCAAATAAATAAACGTAAATTAATTAAAAATGCATATAATTATATTGAGAAAAACAAGATCATCTTCAAATATAAAGATGTTGGGTTATATGGACATCAGAAAGACTTATTTACAGAAGTCAAGAGAGACGGTGCAAAAATGATATATTATCAAGCACCGACTGGTACAGGTAAGACTATATCTCCAATAGGAATTGCTGGTGGTAAAAAGGTAATATTTACGTGTGCTGCAAAACATATCGGATTACAGTTAGCCAAATCATGTATTTCAATGGAAATACCAATAGCAATTGCATTCGGATGTGAAGATCCGAGTGATGTTCGTCTTCATTATTTTGCAGCAAAAGATTTTGTTAGACATAGAAAAACCGGATCAATATTTAGAGTAGATAATTCAGTAGGAGACAAAGTTCAGATTATTATTACAGATATCCAGTCCTTCTTACCAGCTATGAATTACATGTGTGCTTTTAATAAAGAAGAAGATATTGTATGGTATTGGGATGAACCAACTATTACGTTGGATTATGAGGAACATACATTTCATACTATTTTGGAAAGAAATTGGAAACAAAACAGAATACCCAATATTGTTTTATCTTCAGCAACACTTCCCGATAAAGATGAAATTTCATGCATGAGTAGATATTTTTGTGATAAATTTGAAGGAGGTAGGGTAAAAGAAATCAAAAGTTATGAATGTAATAAATCTATCCCTATTTATGATAAAGAAGGCAATATTATTATGCCCCATTTGTATTATAATAATGCGCGAGATTTGAGAAAATGTGTACAGCATATAAAAAAAAATCTAACTATTTTGAGACATTTGGATGTAAAAAAAATGGTGGAATTAATTTATTATGTGAATAAAGAGAAACTTATAGATGAACAATTTAATATAGAAAGTAATTTTGCAAATGTATCTGATATCACTATAATGTCCTTAAAATTATATTACTTAAATATTTTATCTTTATTGAGAGATAACTATCAACAAGTATATGATTATTTTCAAAATAAATATAAAAAAGATAAAAAATCTTTTATTAAAATTACAACAAACGATGCTCATACACTAACGGATGGTCCTACTATATTTATTACAGATAATGTGAGAAAAATGGGATTATTCTATTTAAAAGTTTCAAATATACCCGAAAGTGAATTGGACGATATTGTTCAAATAATTAATAGAAATGAACGATATATGTTAGAGTTAGAAAAGATCGAAAAGGATGAGGAACATAGAAAAGATAAATTGGGTAGCGAACAATTAGATAAAGATCATTCTAAAAATAAAGAGGGTGATCAATATAAACAACAAGAAATTTATAGAAAAACTGTAAAAGCATTAAAAAGCAAAATTAAAACGATTGAGTTAAACCCAAAATTTGTGCCAAATAGTAAACAACATATTAAGTTATGGTCTAAAAATGAGGATACCTGTAATTCTTTCACAAGTGACATAGATGATGAAATAGTAACACAAATTATGTATTTGAATGTCGATAAAGCCTATAAAGTTTTGCTTTTGATGGGAATTGGGGTTTTCATAAAAGATATTAATAAGGAGTATATGGATGTGATGAAAAGTTTGGCTACACAACAGAGATTATATGTTATTATTGCATCATCTGATTATATTTACGGGACAAATTATCAGTTTTGTCATGGTTATTTGAGTAAAGATTTGGAAAATATGACACAGGAAAAAATGATTCAAGCATTTGGACGTATAGGCAGAAAGAAAAGTCAATCTGAGTATACCATTCGATTGAGAGATAATGCACTAATTGATAAATTATTTACTGAAGAAAAAAATAAGCCTGAGGTTATTAATATGAATCGCTTATTTGGATTTTAATGGTCGATGAATGAATTATTGAATAGTTAAACATTTGATGTCCATAAATGTTCTGAATGTTTAAAATCTTTTTTATCAAGAATATAGATTCTGTAAATATATTCTTGATAATTTTTAGGTTCCATAAAACTACTATAATGATCTAATGTAAATCCGGGATTTGTTATATGTTTGAAATAAATAACATTTTTTAATGGATTTTCACCATTACCACTTATAAATCCAATTGTAGATTTGTCCCATCCCATATTTTTTATATTGACTGTATTAAGAGTATTAATAATATAATCTAGATTATGATGTAATGTACTAATTTTCTCAATGTTTTCATCTGTATAACACATGACTTTCTCTCCAATCATTGTTGGTAATTGTCTCGTATCTAATTTTTCTCTAAGAGGAATAAGATCAGAATGAGGATGCATGTAAATAATCATATCACTGCTCATATCTAAAATATCTTTATCATCCGAATTATCGATGATAGTAGTTAACATGTCTTCTATAATAAATTCCGCACTTTTAACCGCATGATGATAATAAACATTCTTATGTAACCGATACCTTGTTTCAAAAACCATCATAATATCGTGTTGAATTTTTTCTGGCCATGCTAATTGCGATAAGCCTTGATATTTAACCACACGACACATAGTAATAATTCTATCATAGTTAATATTTTGACTTAAACCCAGATGATAACTGTCACGCTGGATATAATCTAATTTATCAACGTCGAGTGAACAAACTTTATTGGCTACAATTTGGAAAAGATAATTATTTTTCCATTCATCTGTTGGATTTATCATTTGAATGATCGTATTTACCTCAAATGTAGTAATCTTAATATTGTATTTGACTACTAAGTTTTGAAATATTTCAATTCCCCGTTCTTCATGAGACGGTCTTCCTAATTTTGTAACAATATCATCGTAAAGATGACTATATGGTCCATGTCCAATGTCGTGAACCAATGCCGCGACCTGTACAATTTCAATCATTCTATCTGCAATTTCTAGTTCTGGCTGGGTTTTTTGCAAATTAGTAATGAGTTTTCCAGCTAAATGACTTACCCCAAGAGAGTGTTCGAACCTTGTGTGATTTGCACTGGGAAATACAAGATATGTTGCACCTAATTGTCTTAATTGGTGCAGTCGTTTAAATTCAGGGGTATCAATAATTGATCTCATGAGCGGACTAATTGTGATAAATCCATGGATGGGACAGAATATTTGCTTTGTAGTCATAGTTTTTATTTAGTTTTTGTTTCGATTTTATTAATAATGGAGGTGTTATATTAATAAAAGTAATTCAATTTTATTATTAAAATAATTTCTTTTGTAAAGTATCACTGTATATGAGACATATACCGATAATAATGGAGATTAATCCAAAAATGGAGTTTCTAGTTATTTTCTCTCCAAGAATTATTACAGAAAATATAGCATTAAATATAAGCAATACCCCTTCTGCGATCGGAGTAACCATTGATGAATTATATTTTTCTAATAAATAATAATTGGCCATAATGGCAGCAATGGCTACAATACTGACAATTGTTCCCCAAATAACGACATCTTTGAAGAACAGTTTACCATTATTCTTGTATACTTTTGGAAATCCATTAAAATAATAATGCTGTATTAAGAAGGGAATTGCGATGATACCACTTATAAAATATCTGAAAAAAGAAAAATAATAATGCCCGATTTTATCAACTGATATTTTTTCTAAAATAGGTTTCAATGCCCATCCACCACCATTTAAAGCAAATAAGAATATATCATTCATTATAATTAAATGATATAATAAAAATGTGTATAAACCAATTAAAGTTTTGATTTTTGAGTAACTCTAATAATATTTTCATATCTGATTTTTCCATATGTTCTATCAAGGGTAGGTTCTTCTGATATATTTATTTTACTATGATGAATAGATTCAAAAAGTTGTATAATTTTTGAAATCATTCGTTCTTTAAGATCATGTTGCGAATTCTTATTATATGAATTGCTAATACTATTCATTTTCCATTGATTTAAGATGACTTCTAATTCTTCAAAATAAAGAGACATTTTTATACTAACAAGTGTTTATTTTTAGATTATTTTAATAATGATTTATATTTGGTATGTGTCTTTTTTTGGATTATTCACATAGAACTCCAATAGTCGATAAATTCTTCCCATGAAATACTGGAAGAATTATCCTTATCAAATGCGCTCATAAAATCTTGTAACTCGGCTGGAGATAATTGATTATTGAGTGCAATACTAAGAGTATAGAGTTCTTTTTTATCAATTGATCCGTTTTTATTTTTGTCAAATTGATTAAAAATTTGTTTAATATGATCAACTTCATCGTTTGTCAAATTTTGTGTAGACATTTATAAATAATTTAATAAAGTTATTATTAAATTAGTTTTTTTATTATTATATTGATCCATTTACAAATATGGTTCATTTTTTGAAGGTATTATAAATATATATAATATCTTTTTATTATTTTGGTTAGTTAAAATTAATTACTGTATGCTAATCCACCCATACCACTCATGATACGAAGGACGTTGTAATTGGTGGCGTAGACGCGGACTTTGGCAGTCTGGACACCACCGATGGCTGCAGCAGAGACAACAAGTTGGAGAGTGGCGTTGTCAATTCTGGAGAAATTGCAAGTTCCAGATGGCTGGTGCTCCTCGGGACGAAGTGCGAAAGAGAAGAGGTTAATACCAGTGTCTGGGTTGCGCGTGTGGTGCTGGAATGGCTGAACCAAGTCGAAGTAGGTACCTTCACGCTCAGAGAAGCGATCCTGTCCGTTCAACTGAAGTTTGGCAGTGACAACTGGATTTTCACCCCAGCAGTGCATGTTAAGTGCAGTCTCGGCAAGAACGAAGACACCTGCATCAGAGACAGCAGAGCCTGATGCGGTATCAAGACCAGTTTGGCTGTCGGCGGTGACAGGGGTACCTTCAACTGCGCCTGGCATACCATCAGTAAAAAGACCGTTCGTATCAATAACGTCACCTGCTGCAGCACCAGACTGGGCACGGGATCCGAAAGCAAGAATGGTATTAGGGAGAGCATCAAGAGCATCAGTGTAATTAAATGGCTGAGCACCAAGGGCTCTGTGAAGAGTAGTGCTACCGATGAAAGAATCACAGTATGCAACGTGAAGATCAGGCTGGACAACCCAGACAAGTTCTTTGCATGGGTGATTGAAATTCAACTTAACTTTGTTGGAAGAAGAACCGATGGACTCGTCACCAGTGAACTGAAGTTGCTCAATAAGGTACTCATGGGGGTTCTGGGCCATGCGTCTGCGCTCATCGGTATCGAGGAAAACGTAATCGACGTAGAGAGAAGCAGCGACGAGAGATTTTGCGTAAGCATTAGGAACTTTAGTTCCGTTGGTGTCTGCAGTGTTGATTTTGGTTACGGCAAAAAGACATTCGTCAAGAGGACGGATCTCGATGTTAATTTTGACTTCGTGGTACTGAAGTGCAATAAGGGGAAGAGCAAGTCCGGGGTTACGACAGAACCAGAACTGGAGAGGGATGTAAAGAGTTGTCTCTGGAAGTGCGTTACGTGGAGCACATACTGCTTCTGGGACACCAGTTGCACCACATGCAGTCGCAACATCAGAGAAATTACGGTCAGTCAAGTAAGTAAGTTGAGAAGTCTGTCCAATCATCTTGTGGTATCCGGCCTCCTGCTCACTGGTAAGCGTAAGTTGGTTCCAGATGTGCATCCAGTCACCGTACTGACGGTCGATGCGCTGACCACCAATCTCAACCTCAACCATAGAGATAAGTTGCTCTCCAGGGTAGTCAAGCCATCTGGCTAAACAGTCCTGTGTTCCGTCTGTTGCGGCACCACCATCAGTTTGGTTAATTTCTGGTAAAGTGATCTGAAGGTATGTTCTGTATGCAAGATCACCATTTCTGGAGACAGTGCACTGGACTCTGCGGCCAAAATCGGCTTGTCCATTAAAAGTTTGTTCAATTGATTCCATTGCGAAGTTCGTGTGTCGTCTGTAGGTTACCTTCCAGAAGGTAATTTGCGGGTTACCAGTAAGGTAAACATCTTGTGCGCCATAAGCTACTAATTGCATTAATCCACCACCCATTGAGTTATAATATTGCTAAAGAAAAAAAAATTTTGAGAAATTGCTTAAAAAAAGCGAATAAATATCACGTTAATTTATTTATGTCAAAATTTTCAGTCATAAAATGCTTTAAATAATCATCGAGAAATACTTCTTTTTTACCTTCGTGGTTTTTTGTAAAAATATATGAATTTTTGTTTTTTTTAACTGTCCAACCTTTTTCTAAAGCATTATAAATAAATACCATTTTTTGCAAAGTAATAAAATCTATTTTTTTTGTAGAGTCATCACTGCTTAAATCAATATCCATGTTATATAACTTTTAGAAAAAATGTGAATTTTAATAACTATTATAGTTTAAGATCAAATATCCTAAATATATTTGATTATAATGAAATTAATAAATTGGTATAAATATTTTTTATAAAAGTTCTAAAGAATCAAAAAATATAAATCAAATATAACAAAAATATAAATCAAATATGCAAAAAAATATAAATATACATTATTAATATTCCATTACATATATGTTGTCGTGACATAAATTTTAAATATATATTGTTTACTGATACAATTGTTATTCGGTTTAATTAACCCCTTTTTTGAAATGTGGACAAAGGTATAAAAAGATAGGAAAAATGTTGAAAAGGTAGTTTTTCTTACCTTTTTTTGAAAAAGGTAGTTTTTCTTACCTTTTTTTGAAAAAGGTAGTTTTTCTTACCTTTTTTTGAAAAAGGTAGTTTTTATATATTTAATTAAATTTAAAATTAAATATATCCATTTCTATATATTAAATGCCTAATTTTAAACCTAAGGCTACAAAAAAAATTAAAATGAATAAGAAATCTATATTGACATTGGATAACCAACATAGTGATAAGATGAAAGAGTTTCATAATATAGAATACAAAACCATACCGATATTAAAGGCACGTAAAAAGCATTTAAAACAACTTTTACCATTAAAAACAAAGATAGAAGATATTTTAAATATAAAAGACGAAATAAAAGATATTAAAACAAAAATTAAAACTCTTGAACAAAAAAAAAAGGTATATTTATTAGATAATTCAAAATTTATTTTTCCTTATTTTGAGAAAAAAAAAAAATTGTCACAGGGTAAACAGGAAAACAAAAATAAGATATTGCATAATTTCTTTAAAAAAGATAAAGATGTTGAGCATAAGTTGGATGAAAGTGAATCATATAAATTTTCAATAAATATGAATGAAAGTATGTTAAATATTAAAAACTATGTAATTGATTATGAAACTTGTAAATGTGGTGGAGAATTTATTCGTATAGATTGCAAGGGAATGGTTATATGTAATAATTGTTTTATTCAAAAACAGTTTTTGATTGAACATGAAAAGCCTAGCTATAAAGAGCCTCCTAAGGAAGTATGTTTTTATGCTTATAAAAGAATTAATCATTTTCGTGAAATTTTGGCACAATTTCAAGCAAAAGAAACAACTCAAATTCCAGATGATGTCTTTGAAAATATAAAAAATCAAATTAAAAAAGAACGAATTACATTAAAACAAATGACCAATAAAAAAGCAAAAGATATATTAAAAAAATTAGGATATAATAAATATTATGAACATATACCTTTTATTAAAGACAAGTTGGGAATACGACCACCTGTTATGTCTCCGGATCTAGAAGATAAGTTATGTAATTTATTTATGGAAATTCAAAAACCTTATGCAAAGTATTGTCCTGATGATCGTGTTAATTTTCTTAATTATTATTATGTTCTTTATAAAATGTGTGAACTTTTAAATGAAAATAAGTTTTTACCATTTTTTCCTATGTTGAAAGATCCAGTAAAAAGAATAGAACAGGATCAAATATGGAAAAAAATATGTAAAGAATTACAATGGGAGTTTATTTCTACTATATAAAAAATAAATTATATAAAAAGTAAAATTAATATAATTTATTACACAATGAAAATACATCCACAAAATGTAATAATACATTTTCAAAATAATGAAGAAAAAATATGTAGAATATGCTATGAAACTGATGAAAATGAAAGCATATTAATATCACCATGTGCTTGTTCTGGAACTATGGCATATATACACGAAGATTGTTTAAAAAAATGGATAAAAATTAAAAATATATCATATGATAATTATAGATGTGAACAATGTCTTAAAGAGTTAACAATGCGTAAATTACATCCGGAAGAAACATTTAAATTAATGTTATTTTACGACCAACATGTAAATTATATTATAGAATTATTTTTTTCAGTGACATTTATATATTGTATATCAATCGGAGTTTATTTATTAGATAAACAAAATAATTATAAAACTGTTGATATTCTGGACATTCATAAACATAAAATGTTGCTACATATGGTTAAAAATGAATATGGAATGTTTGATGGGTTTAATTTTTTTTATTATTTTTCGTTTACCACATATTTATTATACATGAGTTTTTATCTAGTGAATATTTTTATTAATTTATGTAAAATTAATAGAAAACATTTGTTTTTTAAATTAAATGGTGTAAATTTATTTTGCAGCATATTGGGATCATCATCATTTTTTATTTTTTATATATTGTATGCGTGTATAGGTGATATTATATCAGCGGAAATATTTGTTTATGCGTCTACAATGTCTATATTTATTAATTGGGGATTAGTTCGTATTTATGCCTATTATAATAATAATATTATTGATTTGATAAATAACAGATATAATACAATAGAAATATTAGATGTGACATATAATCCACTAGTATTGAGAAGAAGACTTATTGGGAATTAATAAGTAAAGTTTAATATAAAATATGTGATTTTTATATTAAAAGTTAATTTTGATAACTTTTCTTAAAAGTTAATTTTGATAACTTTTCTTAAAAGTTAATTTTGATAACTTTTCTTAAAAGTTAATTACATGCGTGGGAAACCGACGAGATTTGCACCAATTCCGAAACCTGCACCACTTCTCGCGCTTACAGCCATAGAGGGCACGTACGTATCAAGAATACTAAATGTTGCTGCGGCTGTTAATGCGATAAGTGCAACTTCATCTAAGTTAAGTGATTTCTTAGGGATAGCATAGGCTGCTATGGCTACCATGACACCTTCAACAAGATATTTGACTGCTCTGCGAATAAGTTCTCCTAAATCCAACATTTGTGCTAATTTCTGAAGCATTTATAAATATAAACAAGAAAAAAATATATAAATTAATTAACACTTAAAAAAAAAAATTTTATATAATAATATAATGTCTAAAAAAGGTTGTGAGTATAAAACAGCGCCTAATGGCGCTTTAAATGTAAAGTATGTAGATTTACTTGAGGAAGATAAACCACTATCCGGACAAAAATTTGTATGTGTATCTTTTGTCTCTCCTGAAAATATTTTAACACAAAAAAATCACTTCTTTTTTCAAGAATTCCTAAAACATTATGATTTCTCTAAATCAGTTCAAAAATTTTCACAATTTTTAAATTTTTTGGCTTTTAAATATAATATGGAATTTGACAAAATGATGGAAGATTTTCAAGAATTTGTTTCAAGTGAAAAAGATGAGTTTCCTAAAAATGAAATTAATGATGAATATAAAAACTTTTTAGATTCAAATGAGGAAAGATTAGAGGATGAATTTAATGAGGTATATGAGTTCCAGACAAGTGTAAGAGGTCTTAAAGTTCGTGGATCTTATTCTACCCAAGCAGAGGCTGAATTTAGATGTAAAATGCTTAGAGAAGTTGACCCAAACCATAATGTATATGTAGGACCAGTTGGTATGTGGATGCCATGGGAACCTGAAGCATATAAAACTGGTCGGGTTGAGTATTTGGAAGACGAACTCAATCAGTTAATGAGTGAAAAAAATAAGAATGAAAAGGAGGCTAAACAACAGTTTGAAAAACGCGTTTTGGAATCTAAACGAAAAGCTATTGAAGAAAATATTAAAAAGGCTAAAGAAAATGGAAATAAATTAACACAAAATATTAATAAAGATGGTAATTTGGTTGGAGTTAATAATACTATTGAAAATACATTAGGATTAAAAGAGGAAGTTACATCTGCGGACATTCGTAAGGAATTATTTGAAGGGGATGTTGTAGAGAGAAATAGTGCTGTGAAAGATGCGATTGAAAGAGGAATTCTTCCTAAAGAGAATGTTAAGATTGAGAAAAAAGATTAAATAATATAAAATTTATGTAAATTATTTATAATTTATATAAATTGAATTATATAGTTATTATTAGATTGTATAAAAATGGTATATATATTCAATATTGAAGGTAATATTGGTTCTGGAAAATCAACATTAGTTGGAATTCTTGAAAAAGATTTGAAATCTATAAATTCAATTCCAATTATATATGTTCAAGAACCAGTTGATGAATGGTCAACAATCAAAGATAAAAATGGCGAGACTATCTTGGAAAAATTTTATAATAATCAGCATAAATATGCCTTTCCATTTCAAATGATGGCTTATATTTCTAGATTATCGCTTGTAAAACAAATTATTAGAGATAATTCAAATGCTATTATTATTTGCGAACGATCTGTATTTACAGATAAGGAAGTTTTTGCAAAAATGTTATACGATGATGGTAAAATAGAAGAAGTAAATTATCAAATATATTTAAAATGGTTTAATGAATTTATTGATGATATTCCCGTATCGGGTATTATTTATGTAAATACAACCCCTGAAAATAGTAAAAGTCGTGTAAATATTAGAGCACGACCAGGCGAAGATATTCCAATTGAATATTTAAAAAAATGTCACAATTATCACAATACTTGGCTGAATGATATGGGAAAATTAGTATATAATTTTGATGGAAATATTAATTTTTGCGATGGTCTTAGAACACAGTCAATTGACGATATAAAAAATTTTATTAACCAAAATATTTTATCTAAATAATTTTCTAAATAATTTTTCACATACTGATAAATTTGTTTGCGGTTCAACTGGTTCAACAGGGTCTGGTTCTACTGGGTCTGGTTCAACTGGTTCAACTGGGTCTGGTTCAACTGGGTCTGGTTCAACTGGGTCTGGTTCAACTGGGTCTGGTTCAACAGGTTCAACTGGTTCAAATGGTTCAACTGGTTCAACAGGTTCAACTGGTTCAACTGGTTCAACAGGTTCTACTGGGTCTGGTTCAACTGGTTCAACAGGGTCTGGTTCTACTGGGTCTGGTTCAACTGGTTCAACAGGGTCTGGTTCAACTGGAAATATATCTTTTTTGTCAACAGTTGACCATATTTCCCAATGAGCACCCCAATCTTTATAATAATATTTGGTATATCCGTCTCCATTCCAATGTTCTCCCCAACTATTTCTAATAATAAAACCAACTTTATCATAACCTACAACTGTCATAGCATGACCCCCTTTCATAGTTTCATTGCCATTTTTCTTCCATATTTGATCAACATAATTATAAACAGGAAACCCTATTAATGACGGTCCATTTAAAAATAAACTCATTTTTAAATCATCTATTGCGTATATTCTTGCATATGTATCAATTACATTTAATTTCGCCTTTTCATAAATTTCCACCGATATATTATCACGATCTTCTATTTTCCCATAAGGATATAGTTGTTCTGAACATATACCGTAAGTTTTTAATAATATCATAACATCCCTACCATACATACCTTCATCGTTATTTGTATTTTCGTCGTACTTATTTGAACGTAAATTATAAAAAAATTGTGGAGAGAAATATTCATTATTATCATAATTGTGTTTTTCTTGCCATTCTTTCATACATGCAGCACTTTGAGCATAACATGTACCTTGACTACCTTGATTTCTTACAGGCATTAAATCATTCCTTAAATCTAATTCTATAGGAAATGTATTTTTGAAAGTATCCAAATTTTCATTTTTAAAAATGAAATCTCGTCCATCATCAGGAGATTGCATAAGATTTAAAATATGAGACATTATACTATAATTAAATATATATTTTTTTAGATTTTAACTTATATAATCTATATTACCATAATCGTTTAAATATTATTTTTATTTTAGGTATTTTTTTTGTCTTTTTTGTTAAATTATTAAATTTTTCTTGATGACCCCATAATCTAAGATATCCATCAATAGCCCAATTGTATTCTTTTGGAAATCCTTCAAAATAATCCTTTGATATATAACCTTCATCACCATTGGCTATTAGATAATATACATTATTTTCA